TAGACAAAATGTTAAGCTGGCTACAAGAAGCTTTAAAAGATGAATTGGTGCTCAATGACGCTGACACTGTAGACCAATTAACAGGGTATAAACACGATAAACGGGTGGAGCGTGCGGTTACTCATGAGATTTTATACGGAGATGGGGCGGGTAAGAGACGCCGGAATCGACACCACTGGGATAAAATATCGGCATTACAAATGGCGGTCACTGCTGCCCGTCGCTCTCCCTCTCGCTATAAAGTTTCGAGCGGGGAAGACCACCTTAAAAACGTAGTTTTATTTAGAGACATGACGTGGGATCAAGTTCAAGATTATCGTAAGCAGTCTCAATCAGATAAGGTATCAAAACGTAAACGTGCCCGTTATCGGAGGAAACGCTAATGGCTGATTATAATGCTTCTGACATCCGTAAAAAAGCGGCGGAGAAAGCACTCGATAAATGGGAACCGGATACTTCGGTCACTAACGAAGAGGCTATGCGGGACCCGGATAATATGCCGGGTAAAGTTAAAGTGCTTGCGGATGAAGTGGAGGTAGCCTCTTCTCCAATAGGAGGGGAAAACGCTGCCGATGCTTACCAAACAGCTTTAAAAATGCAGGACAGCGCTTGGGAACAAGCAGATACTGAACAAGACAAATACTGGCAACAAAACAGGGATACGGGTCTTTTATTAAAGAAGTATTTTGGTGACATTGGCTTCTTAGGTTCTAGTACGGTCAGCAACGCTGGGGTATCTGAGAGTCTCCTTCAACTTGGGAACGACGGGCTTATTACGCTTTCACCTGAATTTAAGTCACAGCTAGAAAAAGCAGTAAGTAGTTGGGATGAGGTAAGTGAACAAGAGCCTCAGCTAAGGCGACTGCCCAAGCAGGGTGTTTGGAGAGAGACCCCCAAAGAGACACCGCTTAGAGATGAAGCCGACTCACTTGGAAGAACTGCTGAAGATATAAAAAGTCTGTTGGGGGATAAAAAATAATGGCTATGACAACTACTGGGAGTATTGCACCGACTCCTAAATTTAATCCAAAAGTGCAAGCGAAAAAGCCCGTGGACCGTTCAATTCTAAATGACCCAGGCCCAGGTCCACGAGGGGAGGTTACGGTTAAGTCAACCAAAGACCTACCTTCAAATAAAAAAGGCGCAGTAGAGACACGCTTCAAAGATAAAACTAAAAAAGTTATTCAAAAGAAGTTGTCAGAGCCTAAAGAAGACAAAGAGACCAAAGAGCCCAAAGAAAAGGCTGGGGGTAAATTTCTTGAAATCGCGAAGAAGGTTAAAGAAGCAATTGAAGAAAAAGAATCAAGTGGACCAATGGTCATGGGATCTCCAATTATGGCCAAGCTTGAACCCTTACAATCACGTCCTGAACATCTAGGGACACAACGGCTTAATGCTGCACGATCGGCGTTAAAGCGAGGATAGAATGGCGTTAACGCATCAGCAACTTCGTGGTATAATTGAAACCCATAAGACTCGAAGTAACACCGAGCGTAATTACTGGGATAAGTATCGAAGTTGGTATTTGTCCGAGTATTGGAAGTCGTCAACTGATTTGCCTGCGGGCTCAATGGAAGGCACTAGCGAAGACGAAATTAACTTTGAGACAAATTATCCTTACGCATATATCGATACAATGATCGCGAATGTTTGTCCCACGAATCCACAAGTCACCGTATTTGCTCGACGGGAGGCGTTACGGGAAGTAGCTCAATTTCGTGAAGCATTAATTAACGACACATTAAAGCGGAATAAAACCCACCAATTACTTTGGAAAGTCGCCACAAATACTGCTTTATGCGGCAGGGGATTCTTTAAATCTATTTGGAATTTTAAAACCGAGACAGTTGATTTTTTCGTTGTAGATCCCCGTTATGTTTTCTACGATCTTGCAGCACCACGTTGGGAGGATATTCGGTATCTTATTGAAGTCACTGTACTAACGAAAGCTGAATTTAAACGTCGAACAAAGAAGAAAGGGCGTAAGGGAGCAACCTATAATGCAAAGGTAGCAGAGAAGGCTTCTTTTGGGGGTTATCCTGCATGGTTACGAGATACAATCCGTAATAAATCGATGCTTAATAGTGCTTCAAAAGAAGTATATGACTGGGTTACGGTCTATGAAGTGTATGACTTTGAAGGTGATGGGCGCTATTATCATATGTTAGATGGGATAGAAGAGCCATTGTTCGATGGGGAACTTCCTTATCGTTATGTGCGTAATCCTTTTACCCAACTGATCTTTAACGACAACATGTTAGATCTTGGTGGGGTTAGTGATGTTAAACTTATTGCGTCAATCCAAGAGCGTCTTAACGAGATCGATACGTTGGAGTTATGGCACGCGCACTCCTCTACGCCGGTATTGCTAGTAAATACAGGGCTAGTGGATAACCCGGAGTCTTTGACTACAGCCCTTCGAGATGCCAATGAACCGGGGTCGATGGTAGCAGTGATGGGGAAAGCTAACGCACCTTTGCGGGATTTAATTGGGCAAACGCCTACTCCGCAATTCCAACCGTCTTTTAATCATATGAGAGATCGTTGTACTCAAACGGTAGAGTTTATCTTAGGTATCCCTCAATACAGCCGTGGGGTGGTAGGTGTGGCTGATGTGGCTACTGAAGTAGCTTTAGCTGACACAGCAACACGTACACGTAATGGACGACGCATCAAGGCAGTTGAGGATATTGTGCGTGCTCTTGGGAATATGGTCATTGGGCTTTATGAAGAGTTCTTGCATGAAGATACGATGCTTCCAGTGAGATTAACCGATAGTCGGGAAGTCTTAACTATTACCCGTGAAGCCCTTGGGGTGCGTGAGGAAAGATCTCCTTATGAGCATCCAATGGATTTTGATTATGATGCAGTACCGTATAGTCCGACTGAAAATCATCGATTGGTTCAACTACAAAAGATCCAGCAATACATGCCATTATTGGTTGAATCTCCTCAAGTCGATAAAGAAAAGCTAGTTGTTAAGCTTTTAGACTTATTAGGTTTATCAGAGATTTTGTTGACGAATCAGCCACCGACACAGCAGATGCCACAAGCAGCAGGAATGCCCCCAGCACCGGGAGCACCCCAAGATCCTTCGATGGCAGGTGGAGATCTGCCTCTTGGGACACAGGAACCTGCTCCTATACCGATGCCAGCAGGAGGACCCGGCTCACCGGCCCCGGCTCAACCCGGAGTTCAATCAGGTTTCCAAGGCGCGTCACAAGGCTTTAAGGGTGCCCCATTCTAATTTAGAGAGTTAATATGGCTTCCCCTCATAGAAAGCTAAGCTTAGAAGCTGCTCGGAAAGCATTAGGCGAAACGTCTACTTTTGGAGGAGGGGAAGCTAGCGAAGATCCTGTAGGAACTACGTGGGAAGAACCTGTTGAAGAACCACGAAAACAAAGCTTAGGCTCACGGCTAGAAGAAGCTTCTAAGCTTATTAAAGGCCCCCTAGCAGAAGCACAAGATTGGGCGCTAGAGAATCCAGACCCGGCACTAGAGAAACAAGAGAGATTAGCTGAAGCTCCAGGTATTCATCCGGGCGACTTGAATCGGCGTATGCTTACTCCTAAGAGTACACACGAGGCCAAAAAAGCATTTGTGAAAGCTGCTGCGACAGAGGTTGCCGCAGACACTGCAATTGGGAAAGCTGCAGTAGGCTTAGGTATGGTGGGTAAAGCTGCTTTACCTTTTATTCCCACAGGAGGAATAACTAAATTACCTCAATTTAAGAACTGGTTTGGGAAGTCTAAGGTAGTAGATGACGCTGGCGAGCCTATTGAGCTTTTTCATGGCACCCCCCATAAGTTTGATCAATTTAAACCTGGGAGTCAAAGAGGGGCCTTCGGTGACGCTATTTATTTTAGTGATAGTCCTCAAGACGTAAATCGTAACTATACCCGTGCGAATGCTCCTGATGCTGAAATCAACTTTGAACGGATGCGGGAGAGGTTGACGGATGCGGTTGAATCTCTTGATGGCGGGCTTGCAGACTTAGACCCTGCTTATGACAAGCTAATTCTAAAAAGTGCGGAAGAGTTACACAAAGAACTTACTTCTAAGTATTCATATGGGCGTAAGTATAAAACGGAAATAGCACAACTTGAGGAACTTCTTAGCACAACAGATACTCAAGGTTTATCGAGCGGTGAAGTTTCTGACATGCTTGAAGTAG